GCCCCCGTATCCCGGCACGCCTCGCGCACCAGGTCCGCAAAAAAATGCGCCACGCCCCATCTCCGTCAATGAAACCCGTTCCCCGGCGAAGGCCGGGGCACAGAGCGGCGGGGCACCCACCCCGCCGCTCCGCTGCGCCATCCTCAGGTCGCGCTGAACCGCATCAGCTTGATCGCTTCGCTGTTCACCACGGCCCCGCCGACCCGCTTCGTCGCGTAGAAATGGACGAACGGCTTGTTCGAATAGGGGTCGCGCAGGATGCCCGTCTCGCCCAGATCCGCGATCGTGTAACCGGCGCGGAAGTTGCCGAAGGCGATCGACAGGCTGTCTGCCGCCACCGCCGGCATGTCGTCCGCCTCGACCACCGGATAACCCAGCAGGCTCGCCGGTTGGCCCGCCGACAGTGCGGGCTGCCAGATATAGGCCCCGTCCGTTGTCTTGAGCTTGCGGATCCGCGCCAGCGTGTCGGACGCCATCACCCACACCGCACCCTGGCGATAGGGCGCCCGCAGCGCATGGACGAGGTCGACCAGCCGGTCGCCCGCGTTCGTTGCTGCAAACGCCCCGGCCGCGCCCGACGCAACATGCTGGAGCGTGCCGAACGCACGCACCCCGTCGGCCTCTGCGGTCGTGGGATAGGTGACAAAGCCTCTCGGCCGGTTCACCCCCGTCCCCCTGACGAACGCCTCGCCCTCGGCCCGGGCGAATTCGCGCGCCACCTCGTCAGACAGCCAGCCTTCCAGATCAAAGGCCGCATCCTCGAGCATCGCCTGGCTCGCCGCCGGATTGGCATAAAGCGTCCCCGAAGGCGGGGCGATCTCGGAAAAGACCGGAGTGGCCGTCTCCGGGCGCGGTGCCGTCTCGCTCGCCCAGCCCGAAGGCGTGCCGCCCGCCGCGACCAGCTTGCGATAGCCTGCGCTCCCCGTCGCCACGACCGATGCAATGGCGCGGATGGGGGAGATGCTCTTCAGCAGCGTCTCGATCGCCTCGTCAATCTCGCGCGGCACGGCAAATCCGCCGTCCGGGCCGGTTGCGCCGGTCACGCTCTTCATTTCGACGCCGGCATCGAGGCCGCGCCTCAGATAGCGCTCGACGAACGCGCTGCGGCCTGCGCCGCCACCGCCGCCTGACTTGATCCCGTCGAGCGGCGCGCGCCCTGCCCGCAATGCGCCGGCTTCGACGCGTGCCTTCAGGCCCGCCACTTCCTCGCGCAGCGCCGCCATTTCGGTGACGGTTGCTGGCACTTCGCCGATTCCCTCGGCCTTCACTTCGATCACATCGCTCATATGCTCACTCCTCATTCACCCGTTCGACCACTTCCACCCGCGCACCCGGCTGCATCGGCCGCGCGACAATGCTCACCTCGACGATGTCGAGAGCGCGCAATTCCCTTGTCCTGATGCCTCCCGGGCCGGGCGGCCCTTCGCGCCCGTCGCGCACGCGGTATCCGAAGCTGAGGCCACCGACCGCACCTTCGCCCAGCATTGCCGCCGCCGCCTTCGCGCAGCCGCCCCGGCCGTCGATCACCGCCTCGACGCGCAAGCCGCGCTCATCCTCATGCAGCGCCGTCACTGTGCCGATGCGGCGCGCAGGGTCATGCTGCCACAGCAGCGGCACCGGCGCCTTGGCTCCGGCAAAGGCACCCTGGCGCACTGTGTCGCCGCCACGGTCGCGCACATCGAACAGCGCGGCATAGCCAGACAGCCTCACCGCAGCATGCCGTCAAAACCGGCCTTGAAGGCGATGGAAACCAGCAGCAGCGCCAGACACCCGCGCACCGCCCAGTCGATCGCCGCTTTCCAGGCACTTTTCTTGGCATCGCGCCAGGCACCGAGCAGCTCGCGCAATTCGCGCACATCATCGCGCGCGCTTTCGTCCGCCAGGCCGAGCCGCTCCAGCGCATGCTCCGCGCCCGCCTCGCCCGCCGCCTGCATCAGCGCCCTCAGCGCCACCTCGTCATAGGCCGTTGCCATTGCCGCATCGCCGTTCATGCTCTTTCTCCCATGCCGATCATCGCCCGCTTTTCGGCGTCCGATAGGAAATCCGCCGCACCCACCATTGCCCACAGCGCTGCGCGGTCCTCGGCGAGCGCCGGCACCCGGTCGGCATCGATCGACAGGCCCGTTTCCAGCCCCCAGCCGCCAAGGCCTTGTTCCAGCGCGGAAAGAATGGTCGCGCCCAGCGGCAGCACCGTCTGCCGCCACAGCGCCTTCATCGCCTCGCGGTAGTTGGCGTAGGTCGCGTCGCCCGGCACGCCGAGCAGCATCGGCGGCACACCGAATGCGCAGGCGATCTCGCGCGCCGCTCCGTCACGCAGCGCGGCAAAATCCATTTCCGCCGGCGTCAGGCTCATCGCCTGCCAGCTCAAACCGCCTTCGAGCAGCAACGGCCGCCCGGCATTGGCTGCGCCCTGATAGCTGTCTTCCAGCTCGGCCTTCAGCCGCTCGAACTGCGCTTGCGTCAACACGCCCTTGCCGTCCGGCGCGCGATAGCTGATCGCACCCGAAGGCCGTGCGGCGTTGGCCAGCAGCGCGCGGTTCCACCGCCCCGCCGCATTGTGCGTCGCCACCGCGCCCGCTGCGGCCGTGAGCACGCCCAGGCCATAATGGTCGTCCCCGGGGTGCGGCAGCTTCACATGCACCACCTGCGGCCGCCCCCGCGCATCCTCTGCCGGCAGGCGCATTGTCTCCGCGCCCGCCCGATAGAGGAAGGCGGCTGGCCAGCCGTCACCATCCGCCTCGATCGTCACCCGCTCGGGCCGCAGCGCATAAAGCTCGCCGATGCCGCCATCCGCGCCCTCGATCATCTGGACATAGGCGTTGCCGTGGAGCTGCAGCTGGATAGCCAGCGTCTCCACCAGCGCCTGCCCGGCGGACCGCCGCGCAATCAGCGGCACGGCGCGCGGATCGCCCGTCACGCGCAGCGGCGCCGCGCCCAGCGCCTCTGCCACCATCCGGCACGCCCGCTGCGCCACCGCATTGCCTTCATAGGCGCTGCGCACCCGCTCGGCGTGGCTCGCCGGCAGCGCATCCTCGCTCCATCCCGTGCGCCACACGCGCGACAACACCGGCCGCGCCGCCTTACGGCCGACCGTCCAACCAAAAAGGTTCATGGACTATACTCCGTTTATCCAGATGATCTCATTCGTGTCACATCCGCCGCACCCGCGGCTCATCTCCGCGCAGGCCGTCCATCAGCGCCGCCAGCGCCCACACCGCCGCATCCGCCCGATCGGGGGACCGCCCCGGCCCGGCGTAATCGCCGCCGGGGAGCAGCCCGCACATCTCGTCCTCCAGCCGCGCGAAACGGCCTGCGTGGGCGATCCGCCCGCGCGCATAGGCCAGCGCCACCGGCTCGGCGCGTGCGGCCTTGCCCCGGCTTGCATGCGCCAGCACCACCGGCAGCATCGCATCTTCGGCTTCGATCACCCGCCGCACCATTTCGCCGCCCATGTTCGCCTCGGCGATGATCCGGTCCGCGCCCCAGCGCCGGCTTGCCGCCGCCACTGCGCCCGCCCAGCGTTCGGGGCTGGCCTGGGTCACGCTTGCATCCTCGATCACCAGCATCATCAGGTCGCCGTCGGCCACCGCCAGCGCCCCCGCCACGATGATCCCGCACGCATCGCCATGGCTGGACGCAGGCGGATCGACGCCGATGACGATGCGCGCAAATCGCGCGGCATCCGCCGGCTCCAGCGCAGCCTGCCGCTGCTCCTCGAACACACCCCGCCGCCACAGCGCGCCGGGCACATCATCGATCATCTCGCCGCCGATTTCCTGCCGCCCGGTCGGGGTGCCGCCATAGTGCGCATCCATTCGCGCCAGAAAATCGGGCGGCAGGTTCGCCGCATTGTCATGGCTCGGCCCGCCGCGCACGACGATGCCGGGCATGCCCAGCATCGCCCGCATCAGCGGCACCGCGCGCGGCGTTGTCGTCGCCAGCAGCTGCGGTTTTGTCCCCAGCCTCAGGCCCATCAGCAGATTGTCGAACGCTGCCTGCCCGCGTGATCGTGCCGCGCCTCTCGCCCCGGCATCCCAGCGCGCCACCTCGTCGGCCCAGCCGGCATGATGCTGCGGCCCGCGCAGCCCCTCGGGCTCGGCAGCGGAATAGCAGGTCGCCATGCTCCCGCCCGGCCACAACAGCCGCTTGAGCGATGGGCTCCATATCGGCCGCTCGCCCTCCCCGATATTGAGGATCCCGCTCTCGCCCTCGATCATCACCTGCCGCACATCATCGATCGTCGCACCGATCAGGGCGATACGGATGCCCGGCTGTGCCCGCGCCAGCGCATCGACCCATTCGGCGCCCGCGCGCGTCTTGCCAAAGCCGCGCCCGGCCATGATCAGCCACAACCGCCAGTCACCCTCCGGCACCAGCTGCTCGGGCCGCGCCCGGAATGCCCAGCTGTCCCGCACCGCATCGACCTCGGCCCGGTCGACCTTCGCATAAAGCTGCTCGGCCGCCGCCTCGTCGAGCGCATCGATGCCCGCGATCAGCGACCCTGCGCCGTCAGGTGCCGGCATCGTCGCCTCCGTCCTTACGGTCGGTTGCATCGGCGTCGGCGGGCGTCGGCAGTGCGGGCGTTTTGCCCGCCGCTTGCACCTCGATCAGGGCTGCCCGAATCCGTATCGCCAGCTCGGCGGGATCAACCGGTGGCTGGGCATCGGGCCGCGTCATCGCACGATGAACCAGCACATCGGGCCGGTGCGCGCGCAGCAGCATCAGGCCGAAGCGCGGATCGTCCCTTCGCTCGCTGACGGATTTGCCGCCATCGGCATTGAGCCGCTCCAGCTTCTCGCTGGTCACGCCGAAGCGGGCGATGGCCAGCAGGCGCATTTCCAGATCGGCATAGCCCTCATCGAGCGCATTGCGATACCGGTCTGCAAATGCAGCATTCTTCTGACGCCAATGCCAGATCGTGCTGTAGCCCACTTTGGCAATCCGCGCCGATTCCATTGCATTGGCCGTGCGCGCCAGCGCTTCGAAAAACCTGTCCTGCTTCTTGGCGGTAAAGCTGCGGCGGCTTTCGGTGCGCTGCTGCGCCTTGGCCGCCATCCCGCGTCCCACATATTTGCGCTTGGCCATCGCACCCTCCATCGCCGCAGAGCGCACGACAAAAAGCCGCGAAGCCGCAGCATATCCGCTCCGGCCCCGCGCCCATCGGGCGACTCGCAATTTTCGACTATGACAAGAATGTACCCAATCAGCGTTGCGCTGTCAACAAGTTTGTGCCTATTTGGTTGTCAGCCGGCCAAGCAATCCCAGCACCGCCTTGCGTTCTGCGGGATAGCGCGTGGCGACGATCGATCGCAGCTGCGCCGCTTCGCGCGCGGTCAGCCGGGGGGATGCCGCCACGCGCAGCACATAGGCGCCCCGCGCATCATAGATCGCCTCCACCAGCCGCCGGTCGAATTCCCCACCGGCCACGCTGCCCCTCTCACCCCCGCCTTCCCGCGCCGCATCGACCGCCGCATTCAGGATCAGCGCCGCCCCGCCATGCTGGACGGATGTGGACCACACTGCCTCGCGCACCGCCTCATGCCGTGTATCGAGGTCGAACCCCCTGGCCGCGCGCACCTTG